AGTCTTTGGCGTCACTCATCTTGGCAAACTCTACTGGTTTGACAGAAGTTCCATTCAAGGAAATCCAATCAGACTTGGAGCCATTTGAGTTGATATATAGTGTTGGTTTGAATGGTACTTTTGTTTCTATACGGTTACCGCTATCATTGTAGCCACAATATAGAATAGAGTTACCGTACCGATTGACCGATGTGTAAAAAGACAAAATATTCTCCTGTAATCAATGAGTTCATTATATAACAAATAAAGTTGAATGTAAACCTAATAGTAATCAAACTTGGGAATCATATTGCTTTTTTGCCTCTATAAATTTTGGTAAGTAATCATATGGTTTTGTTTTAAACACTTGTGGTTCGTGATGGTCTACTGTGATAAGTATTACACTCTGTTTAATAGGAATACCAGTTCTTTCATAAAATGCTGCAGCATAGAAAGCTGTTTGAATAAAGTAGTTTTGGATCCATTCTTCTTTCTTTGGTTTCCTAGATGTTTTAAAATCAATAATGGATAATTCATTATCAAACTCTGCAATACAGTCTACCTGTCCAGCACACTTTAACTTATCGCTGTAAAGAAATTCCTCTTGAAACCATACATTATTTAATCTATCATCTATAATCTTTTTTAAATCAAGAAAGGATGCAAGGTTATGAGGCATCACGCCTTTTTTCCATTCTGGTTCATTGTTTAGATAATCTTCAGCTAGTTTGTGTACTGCTGTACCACGGGCAGCGGCAAAAGAAGAAATTTTATTTGCTTCCTCTTCACCTACTTTTTTACGCCATTCCATAATGCCTTGTTTACTCAAGACACCAAGCACTGTTGTAATGGATGGGTAAGCATTGCCTTCTGGTGTAAAATATCTACGACCAGACTCAGTGGTTTTTCGAGTAATTTTTGGTAATTCAATACCATGATCTACATGGGTAATCATAATTTATTCAAGTCCTGTTTTATATAATCAAAGGGGCTGGAAAACCAGCCCCTCTAGTGTATACTTTTTAACACTTTTTCAGTTTTGCAACTTCCATCATGCATCTTTTTGCTAGGTCATATTGACCTTGCTGTGCAAAATAAGCAGCTGCTCTACTATGTCCAATAATTTCTGTCCAAATTAAAAAACTTTTCCAAAAACCACTAAGCGGATTTGCGACATAATTTGTTGTCATTTCAATCATTAGACAATCCTTTATAAGAAACGTACCAAACATCACCTCGTGAAAGGCCAATATCACCCAATTCCTTATCAGTTAATTTTGATAATTCTTTGAATGTTTCTCGTGATAGTCTATTTTCTTTTCTTGATTTGTCAATCGATTTAAAAAATTCAAAGATGGTCTCAACCACCCTCGTTAAGTAGCTGTGCGCTACTAGTACTGCCTGTGTCATTTGTTTTCCCCGTTTGGCCAATATGGATTTTACGAGAACGCATTTCTTCTGGAATAACATACTGCAATTTAATTGCCAGGATGCCATCTTGAATATCTGCTCCATTAACATTTACGTGTTCGGACAGCCTAAAAGTGCGTTTAAACTTCTTTGTGGAAATACCACGATGAATAAACTCTCTACCTTTAGATTTATGTTCACCTGTTACGGTTAGTGTACGGTCTTTAACCTCAACACTAATCTCATCCTTTGAGAACCCAGCAATAGCCAGTTCGATCAAATAATCTTGATCACTTGACTTAATAATATTGTGAGGTGGATAGTGGTCATTTGCATGCTGAGCCGTAAATTCTAGCTCTTTAAGCAAGTGGTCAAATCCCACAAAAGATGCACGGGGAAATAATGTGTGTAAGCCTGTCATGTTTATCTCCTTTATACAAGCAAGATTTAAAAATGGACCGGGTAATTCCGCATCCTACGTTATTTATACACTTAGTAATGTGTAAAGGTATACTGTTATGTAATACCCGCATTTCAGTTTAGATATATGTACAAGGATCTGGAGTACCTTCTACACCAAATGAGAAACCCACTCTGGTACTTACAGGTTCAATCAGATGAAAAGTGCCTCTAGGTATCCATATTGTGTCATACATCTTCATTCTATTCTTCTGGACTAACTCTAGCTTTTCTTTATCGCCGTGGTCAGCGTTGTCCCATGTCACATCAGTTTTTTCTTTCCATATGGATAGGTCAACTTCTCCTAACCCTTGCATATAAATTACATCCATTTTATCTCTATGGATGTTAAAACTCTGTGATGTGGTACCCCAAGACCCAAAAGCAATAAGTGATATATTATTTTTGTAAAATTTTTCTTTCAGCGTTCTACACATATTATGTATCTGCTTTGGGGCAGACGGACGTTCATTTAACTTGTGTAATGTATAATTACTTTTCCTAGCATTACCTCGGACTAAATTACGGGGATGTGAATCATATAATTTAATAAAAAGATCCCAATCTAGTTCTAAGTCTCGATCCCCAAACTTCCAAGGTCCGTAATGTTCCTTAGCAAATATTGCTTGATCAAACTTAGCACTATTCCAGGTCATGAATTACTTAGAGCCTATATTGTATTTGGGGCATAATTCCCATTCAGATTTTTCTTTGAAGGGAATAATTTTAATCTGGCGGAGTGGTGCCATAACAAGTTCTTCTTTTTTCGCAAATTTAATAAGACCCCAATCACTTAATAGTGTAGAGATTGTATTCCTACGAGCAATATCATTGAGTTCAAAGTTAGATTTCTTTCCGTCTAATAGAAATAACTCTTTAAAATGAACAATAAAATATCTGCCTTGTTTATGTAAAATATGACAAGATTGATATAGTTTTTTGTCTTGTCGAGACGCTACACCTATTCTTGTAAGAGTTTCCCGAACCTTTAGAAAATCGTCTGGTTCATTTAATGTTATCTCTAGCATACTTGCTGGAGACCAATTTACTACCTCAGCCACTTCTTCCATAATTTTCACCTTTTTATTTTTATTATAGAATAATTTACTAAACTATTTATAAAAATTAGGCTTCAGCGACCACCTTTATATAATTTCTTTTTAAGAAAATCCAAGTGGTCTTTATTAATAAGTGGAAGTACTTGTCGTGCTTTGGCATTGGAATAGCCATAATACTCTTTGATTAGATCAATGTCAGAAAGTTTATCTGCCTTTGCCCATTTAGAAAACCGTTTACGTTTGCGCACTATGTTGCGCAAAAAATCATACTGCATTCTTTTGTCAATCTGATGATGAATATTCATCTCATTGGCCATTAGAATAGTATCTTGGAAATATGATAGAGAACGGTTTACCATATATGGCGCATATGCCTTCTCTGTAATATCATCGACCATAATATCTTTTTTGGTCATATTAATACTATTTACATAATCAAACGGGTTCATAAGTTACCTTCAATTCCACTATCAATATTAGGCCATTCTACTCGGTCTATGTTGTCTTGTAAACCCCCTGAAGTAAGATTTTCTGATGGTCCTTGCATAACATCTTTGCCAGAATAATATAGTTGTGGCACTGTTTTATGGCCTTTTTCTTTTAAAAACTCTTTAGCAATTGGGTCATGGGAAATATTAAACACTTTATATTCATATCCCCATTCACGTAGAGTTTTTTCTAATTTAGTGCACCAACCGCATTTGTTTTGTGTATATAAATGTAGCATCATGATATAGCCTTTACTAAAGTTTGCATCCTCATAACATCCATTGCAATATCATGTTTTGGATCGTGTGCCACAAAATGTTCTTCCAATCCTTCAGGAATAAAACTATTATTTAGATTGTGACCCCATGCCAAAGCATCAATAGTGCTTCGAGTATCTCGGAATTGATAAAACTTGTATGCTTCGTTTTTATCATACCCTGTTTGTTCTAAAATATAATCCATGATAATAGGATCAAAATTATTACCACGAGTATAAATTCTGCTCAGTTGATCTGGCTTATTCTCTTGCCAAAAATCAAATAGTTTATCAATGCCTTGATCGTATGGAGTGGGTATCATTTGCTTTTGAGCATCAGCACTTTGTGTTCCCCACCAATTTAGTGTTTCTTGATCAATTTTTCTACCCCAGTTTTTAACTTGATCCTCTACATTAAACTTAATAAATTTACATTTTTCAATAAGAGATTTATAAGTGTAAGGTCCACTCAGAAATCTTTCTGAATCAAATGATAGCATTGCCATATTCAATACAGGACAATTTACCCTGTCAGTGGATAGAGTTTCAAAGTCAAAGATTACAGAGTTATCAGGCATTAGCTTTCCTATTTAAATTGTACATCGCCCATGATTTCAGTCATGCAAGCAACTAGATTCAGTTCATGGTCAGCAACAAACGCTGCCTTATATTGGTAATCGGCAAGAATTAGTACCAATTGCGGTACCGTTTGTGGTTGTACATAATCCATCATCTGATCATATACACCACGGATAATAGCAGTTGTATCTAGGTCAAGATGATTTACAACCCAAGACCTCATGGTTTTAAAGTCTTTGTTTTTTAATGCAGTAAAGAGTTGTTTAAACTGTTCATCTGTACCTGTGGTCTGTGAAAGCAAAACCAATTCACCACCAACACAACTACGTTGCAACTCATTCAGAACTCTACGCCAATCTGGCAGGTATTTTATAATCAAGTCTGCAAGATCTGATTTTACATAGTCTCTGACACCTTCGTGCAACAAAATACCTTCAATTCGTTCCATGAAATTAGCACAAAGTACCGCCATTTCTTTCTTATCGGTATTGAAATCATATACAGCACACCGTGAGTGAAGTGGCTCAATGATACGGTTTTTGAAGTTACATGTAAGAATGAACCGACAATTATCGGAAAACTGTTCGATAAATCCACGCAGAGCAGGCTGTGTGGACTGTGGATTCAGGTAGTCAGCCTCATCAAGAATAACTACTTTATAACCACCATTTAGACTTACCGTTGAAGCAAACTGTTTGATTTTACCACGCAGGGTATCAATGTTACCTTCTTCGGATCCGTTGATAATGATATAATCGAGCCCCAGTTCATTACACAAGGCTCGAGCAGCAGTTGTCTTGCCTACACCAGCAGTACCCGTGAAAAGCATATTTTGCAGATCACCTGATTTAATCATAGATTTAAGAGATTTTTCTACTGATTTTGGTAGTATAGCTTCGGCGATTGTTTTTGGTCGCCATTTTTCAACCCAAAGAAATTCAGACATTCACGTTTCCATTATATAAAGGGGTGTTCAGATTTTACTCTTCATCTTCTTGCTGTGCTGCTTCGCATAGTGCAATAATCTGCACAGCCTGATCACGCAGTTGACCGATTGTACTCAGTTCCTCACCACGAAAACCGCCACGTTGTACAATAGTATCAATAACAGCAACGGTGCTGCGGCCAACTTTATTTGCAAGGTCCTGCATAGCAGCGAGGTCGTGCTCAAGTTTGGCTACATTTTTGTTATTAGACATTAATATTCTCCATAATTATGATTTGTAGGTTCTATTATAATATATCTCAAGCAGCTTGTAAACTAAAATCTTTACATTTAGAAAAATCTTTTTTCTTGTAAAATTCTAGTTTGTTATCAAACTTATTCTCAAGTATTTCGCCCTTGTGAGATATGACAAATACATTGGTATCGTCATCAAGAGAGTAAAGTATCTTCATCAAGTTCTCAACACCATCATGGTCCAAAGAACTATCAAAGGTTTCATCCAGCACCAACAAGTTTGTCGCTACCGAATTTTTCATCTTGGCAATCTGCCGCCAAGTAAACAGTAGTGATAAGTCAATACGTTGCTTCTCACCTTCAGAGAATGAATCGTAAGAAAACTTATCACGATGTCTGGAACGGATTGTTTCTACAAAACTTTCATCTAGTGTGAAGTGTACAAAAAAGTCTAGAATTTGTAGATATTCATTTACCAGTTTATTTATTACCGGAATATACTGTTTCATAATTTTTGTTTTAATTCCAGTATCTTTTAACATCTCACCCATTGCAACATTATAGCTCAGTTCTTCATTAAGTGAAATTTTTTCTTCTGTAAGAGCGTTTCGTGTTTCATACATATCATTCAATTCTGTATTGGCATTACTTAGATCACCTTCACGTGCCGTAATTCTCGTAATGTCATCATTCATACTTTTTATGCTACTATACAGAAGTGAAATATTTGTATTATTATTGTTAATTAGCATTTGCTTGTTTCTCATATCATTGAGAAGATCGTTTTGTGTTTCTATAATCTCCTGAATCTTTTCAATTTCAAGATCAACTTTTTCAATACCAGATTGCAAATCTTTTGCTCTTGTTTTAGCGTGAGCAAGTTTTTCTTCTCGGACACTCTCTGCAATTTTTTGTTCACAGGTTGGACACTCTGTATTTTCCTCATAAAACTTAGCATCTTTTATAACAGATTTAACAGAAGTATTAAATTCAGTTTTATACTGGATAAGTGATTGAAGTTTTTTTGTAGCTTTATGGTAATCTTCTTCTGTTTTATTACCTTCATTTATAATGAAATTAGATGCAATAGTATTGGCGTCCTGTAAAGATACTACCTCTGATTCTGCTTTACTAATTTCTAATTTTTTAAGTTCAATTTCTTCATCATTAATCTGTGTAATATCTCGAATGTATTTTTTCTGTGACTCTATTTTATTTTTAGTCAAATCAAGTTGATATGCAATATGTTTAAGTTCTTCTTTCATACGAGAACTATTTTCTTTAATGATTTTATTCATTTCAGAAAATACATTGATATCCAGAAGATCCTCAACAACTTCCCTACGATGATTTGTCGCTAGTTGCATAAAAGGAATGAAAGAGGAAGAACCTAACACAACTACTTGGTGAAAACTTTTGTGATTTAGTTTAATGATATTTTGCTCAAGAATCTTCTGATATTCTTTACTATGCGATGATTGGTTAATCATCACACCGTTCTTCCATATCTCAAAGATATTAGGTTTAATTCCACGAACTACTTTATAGTCTGTAGACCCAATCTGAAATTTAATCTCCACAACACAATCTTTATTATTAATTGTATTCACAAGCTGTGGTTTATTAATATTTCGGTGAGGCTTACCAAATAAAGCATACGACATAGCATCCAACATAGTTGATTTGCCTGATCCATTAGAACCAACCACAAGAGTTGATTTATGTTTAATTAGATCAACTTCTGTCCATGAGTTACCAGTGGACATGAAGTTTTTCCATTTGACGGATTGAAATACTATCATGCTACTTCCATTGTTTGTGCTTGAACCAGAACTTCTCTCATCTTTGATTTGAGTATGTCTTTATCAAGGTCAGTATTGACCGTATCAATATAATTATCAAGTAAGAGCCCAGTATCTTCTACTTGGATCTTTTCAGTCTGTACATTACTACCTAAAAATTCATCAAAGCTTTCTGCAATTTTAAGATCGTGAATGCGTTGTTCTTGTATTTTATCAACAAAACGATCAAATGTAAACAGATCTTGTTTATTGATTACAACAATTTTCACAAATTTATCTGTCACATCTGGAACAAAAGCAGAATAATCTGTCTTGCTATCATCATACACAATTTTATGGAATAGAGTATGGGGATTGTAGATCTTTTCTAGTTCACGTGTGTCGGTATCTAGTACATGAAATCCTTTAGGGTCTCCAGCATCAGACCAGAAAAATTCTAGTTGAGTGCCTAGATACTTGATATTATCTCTTTCAGACCCCACATGGAAATGTCCAGTAATGACCTTTTCAAATCTATTGAAGATTTTATGGCTCATACCGTGAGTTCCAGTATAGGTAATGCCACGCATTACCTCAAACCCATCTAGTTCAAGATGACCACCCAACCAATCGGCTTTACAATTACTAATAAATTCCATACTGTGGTCGTGATTTTCTTGAGTGATCCAAGGCAGCATTGCAAGTTTAAACCCATCTAGATTAATTACCTCTGGTTCCATATGAATTGTAATTTCATTCATATAATGACCGAGCAACTCTTTCAAGGAATTTAAATCATTTGTGTTCTTGAAGAATGTATCGTGATTGCCACAAATAACATTCATATGGATATTATATTCACGTAACTTGGTTAGAAAATTTTTCCGATAAGAATGCAATGCTTTAAAGTTTACAAACTTACGGTTATCAAAAACATCTCCTAGATGTACAATACGTTTAATATTATTTTCTAGTAAATACGGAAAAAATACTTCATTATAAAACTTGTTTGCATTATCTGTAAAAATATCAGAAGCATTACGGATACCAGCGTGTGTATCGTTGAGAATTGCTACCTTCATTTCATAAACTTTCCTAAGCCTTCATCTGGATCAAATTTCTTTTGCCTTTTCTTTTTCTTTATAACTTCTGCAATGTACTTATCCTTTTCTTTTACGGACTCGATTCGGCTTTTTAATTGATCTACTACTTGAGATACTTTATCTATGTCACCATCAGCAAATTCAAATGGAGAGCTTTGAGCAAGATATTTCATCTTAATATCTTGCTGCTTCTTTTCTTTAGCAATACGTTGTAGGAAAGCATACCAACAAATCTGTGTAAAGTAGGCAAAAGCATTTGGTTTCCCAGTGCGTGTTGCCGCTTCGATGTTGTAGTTTTTGATTGCTTTAAGACAATGTTCCACACCGTCCATAACCATTTCTTCTCTGTAAGTGTATCTCACAAAGTTACCTTTATGTGATAAACCTTCTGCAATTCTGAGAAAAGATAATGCAATATAGTCTGTAACTTTAGGAATTTCTTTTCCTTCTTTCACAGCTTCTTGTACAACTTTCACATATTCTGTAACGGCATTACTAAACTCTCTATTGTTAACGTAATGCGGTCTATCTTTTGGCTTCATAATATATCTCCTGAATATGTTTCCTATTATATTATAGGATCTGGATTTTGTAAATATAAAAAAATTTACACTTTGTTCATTTTAGGGGTTTACAGCCTCAAAAATCCGTGGTATAATAAAGAGTCCACCTTTGAGGAGCAGGGTATACACTTAGTGCATTTTTGTTGGATCAAACTGGATTACATTACAATCACTGGAATCAAATATACCAATATCATTTTCTTCTGTATTTTCTATGTAATATGAATCCATTACTTTTTTATAAAGATTTACTAGTGCTTTATTTGGTTCCACAACTACTGAAATATGATCCAAATTTAACAAGTGTATTTGATTTTTCTTTGTTAAAATCATGTATGGCTTTAAAAATACAGATTTGTTAAAAACATCAACATTAAAAGGATTCCTTATTACCATAGCATCATATAGTGTATTTGAGTCATCTGTAACAAAATCTATAACCTCTGTGATGATTTCTTCACCATGCTGCAATTTAATCTGTTTTATATCAAGTTTCATATATCTATCTTATGTATTTCATATTTAAATTGTTCTCTGTTATATATCTTTATTCTTTCAGCAGAGTGGTTAAGAGTATAGTTCATATTCTTTTTCCAGTGCAAATCATCTGCTATATCATACAGAGTGGTTAATTGTCCGTTGTCTGATTTTCTCAAACCACGGCCGATGGATTGTAAAACTCTTATCTGAGACTTAGAAGGGCTAGCAAAAATAATATTATGTAAATTACGAATGTTAATTCCAGTTGAGAAGGTACCAAGTGATGCAACAATAATTGCATTTTCTTCGCTCTCAACAATTTTTCTAATTTGTTCTCTATCAGCTGTATCGGTATCACCTGATACGTAAAAAGCCTTTCGATCTTGAGATGCTTTATCCTTAATCATAGCATGAAGGGGTTTACCATGTTTATCTACAAACTGAAATAGAATAAGAGTATTTCCTTTAAGGTCTAGTGCTAAATTAGTGATAAACCTATTTCTAGGTTCATATTTTACAATGTAATCCAATTCAGTATGATAATCTTTTTTACCCCAATTTTTTCTAATCTCACTCTTATATATCAAAAGTAAAACATTAATTTTTAAGTCAGCAAGAGTATTCATGTCTTGCAACTTTTTTGTAGTAGTTACATGAAATATTTTGCCAAATAATCCTTGAAGAACCAGTTCATGTGTCTGCGAATTATCAAGTGTGCCAGATGTACCGAAACGATAATCTGCTTCTTTGCATTTATTCATTAACGTAGTAAGTGACTTCGATTTAAAGCCATGACACTCGTCACCAATCACACAACCGAACTGCTCGAACCAAGCAGCAGGCATTTTATAGATTGATTGCCATGTGCTAATCACTGTACCCTGATTAAACTGTTTGTCTTTACCAGAATATATTCTATGCACTCCATTCTCTACTAACATGCCATAGTCACGAAAATCATTATACATCTGCTCAACAAGAGATGTAGTAGGGACAACAACCAGTAATTTCTTACTACCATCATTAATCATCGAGTGCCAATACTTAACAAGTAGGTAGATAATCAAAGATTTACCAGAACCAGTTGGTGATAGTAAGATGGCTCTTTTATTTTCCAAAGCATGGCATACAGCATTAAATTGGTAATCACGAACTTCAATGGCCTCACCCCGAGAGGTAAGGTTTTCAGATTTAATAAAATCCATTATATATTTTGGGCTTATTTTTTCTTTTTGGTTAGGAGAACCATAATAGTTGTCGTGTTCTACTTCTAACTTATAGTCTCTTGCCTTTGCAAAATCTTCAAGATATGTATAGAGACCAACAGGCAAGTCCATGGATTGTATATTAAATAATCTGATTTTACCATCCCATACTCTATTCTTATATGCAGGCATAAATTTATACCCTGGAACATAGAATGAGAAAAAATCTGATAATTCGTTTGCGATGCCCCAATCACATTTTATATCAAGAACAGAGTGGTTTCTATTTTTAATTTTAATAATATCCATAAACCAAGTCCATATAAATACAATACATATACACTATATATAACTATATTTAGGAGCAGTTTATGAGCTATATTGTGCATGAAAGGTATTCATACACAGGTGATGAAATTTTTGATTCAGCTGGAGAATTTAATGCCTGGTATCATTCTGTAGATTCTGATTTTATGTCTGCTGTACAAACTGCAACAGGATCTTCATTTGATACGAGTATCAAAACACTAAAAGAAAATCAATCTAAAACAGAAACATGGGATCTAGATGGTCAGATACTTGATCGGTATATTACATGGCCAGATAAAGCTACATATTTAACTTGGTCTAATTATTATCAATCTTTTGATTATACAAATTCTGCATTTGATAATGTTACCATTGGTGGTATGGGAGTAAGTTATCCAGCATTAGATGTGAATAAAACTACAATCTTACCGGATGATTCAGCTTAACCTCCTGCTTCAAACATTCGCCACTTAATCATATTTCCAATAGTTTGATGTCTCCAGTTAAGATTAGAGACAATTTCTGTAAGAGTTTCTACCATGGTTTTATAGTATTCTATGATCTCTTCTGATTTCTGTATATCAATATCTGAGTCATAATAGTAGTTCATATCCCCTTTCATGACTTTGAGTCCATTAAAGGGGTCATATTCCCAACCACACTTTTCTATTTGCTCACGATCCATCTTTCCGTTATAATATAGCCACTTTTTCTGTAACAAAGTCTTCTGATTCATTTCAGATTTTTTTCGCATCAGTTTAGCATTGGCTAACAGCTCAAGATATTTTGCGTGAAGTGCTGGCGTTTTCCGAGATGTTTCGTCAAGAGATGAGTGATCTATCTCACTATCTTCTTGCCACATTTTCAATATTTCTTCTAAGTTCATAATTATCTTTCATAATGTATTACGCGTATATTTATTTAAAGGAAAATGTATTATATCTGAATGTAATAGGTACAACAATAGGTTCTACAGAACCAACATTGGTAGCAAGTAACATAGTTCCTATTGATGTAGGAAATGCTGACTTATAAATAATTTCTCTGGTTGGAATATTTGAATTATTTAAGATTATCACAGATATATCATACTCTTGTGCATCTTGTTCTACTATTGATGATACTCTACCGATCGGACTATTTTTCTTTTGCTCAATGATAGAGGTTTGCCAATTAAGCAATTCTTGGTAGACATGCAAATCTTCGTCCATAATACAATCAATAGTTAATTCATCATAAACTAATTTATCACCTGGCTCATATATATCTGTTCTTCTATATGACAAAGGCGCTTGACCCAGTGATATAGAAGGATGTGAGACAGATTGTGCAAAAAATTCTAAATTAGCAAATCGCTTTCTATAGATTACAACCTTGAAACCTGAAGGTTGTAAAAAATTAGAATTTTGAAGTGTTGATTCTGTAACCATTTTAAAGCCCTTGTGGTGTTATACCACTATTTATATAGGTTATGCACCTATCAAGGTAACTAAAAAATGATGTAAGGCTTTAAATAATTGTGCATCATTGTATATAAGCAACCAAAGCACTACAATGGCTATTGCAAGTCTCATTACCACTCCTTTCGATCTTCTTCATTATCATAGCCATACTTGTAGGCTTCAATCTCACCAATAGTCATGTTTTCTTTTTCTACACGCTCTGATTGCATTGTAGCTCCAACATAATAATGTGGTGTGTAGGGGCGACCATAATATGCATCAGCACTGCCCCGGTCTTGAGGAGAACCGTGCCGGGGCAACTCATCTATTTTGATTACATCGAGATCATATTTCATAGTCTTTACCCTCCTAAAACACAGACATCGTCCCCGACACTGCCTCTGACAATGCCCTTGACATCGCCCCAGACATCGCCCTCGACACTGCCCTCGACATTGCCTTTGACATCACCCCGGACACTACCTCTGACACTGCCCTCGACATTGCCCTCGACACCACCT